CGAGCCGGTCGACCAGAGGGTCGATTTCCGTACCCCCCGTTTTTTCGGCCGTGGAGGCCCCTTCCGCGTTCAGGGCGGTCTCGGTACCCGAAGGATCGAGACCCCTTTTAAAAACGCCGCGTTCGTTTTTAATTTCGCGATCCTGCCCCGGGGCAACGGTCCCGGGCGCGCCGGACCCGGCGGGACGCATCAGTTTCGCGTCCGGCTTGGGGTCGGAAAGGCCGAACTTGTCCCGGATCTCGCCCTGCTCCACTTCGAGCCCGCGATCGATCAGGGCGCCGATCGCCGTCGAGAAGCTCGCCAGGTCTTCCTTCTCCGGCTCCTCGATCTTCAGACGCGGATAGGCCTTCAGCGGGCCGAAGTTCAGCTGCATCCAGGGCCGGATCAGATCCCGGTTCAGGATCGCCGCCAGGGCACGGGCATCGGCCGTCTGGATCGACTTCTGCACCTCGCGGTGTTCCTTGCCGGACCCGAGGCCGCCGGTGACTGCATCCGTCGTCGCGGTCTGGCCAAGGACCGCCTTCGAGATCTGCTGGTCGAGCCAGTTGGCCCGCTTCTCGTAGAGATCCGAGGACGAGCCGACGTTCTTGGTCTCGATGAACTCCATCGATTCCGGGATGATCGCGGCGCAGTCGCCGGCAATGTTCGACACCGCCATGAAGAGGGTGTCCTTGTCGGCCTCGCTCGCCCCGGCCCCGAACTTGCCCAGTCGCAGAGGCTGGCCATAGGTCTGGGTGAAGATCGCCCAGTCGCGCTGCGTGTAGGCCTTGAACATCCATCCCCAGGCAGCCACCCGTGCCAAGCCCGACCGCAGCGTGATCCCGGACTTCGCCCGGATCGCCGCGAAGACGAACTTGAAGGCGGGCAGTGGCAGTTCCTGCCCGCCCTGGTCGAGCATCAGCGGCGTGGCCAGGTCGTGGCGGTCAAACCGGAACCAGCGCGGGTCCCGGTATTCCAGGCGCAGGGGCATCCACTGCCCTTCCGAGGTGTCCCAGAGGATCTCGGTCATGCTGTAGCCCTTGCCGATGCAGTCGAGGATGTCGAAGATCTCCTCGGTCAGCTCGTCGCGCTTCAGCCAGTCGCGTACCATCTGGGCGTGGCGCTCCGCCTCGGGCGTGTCGTCGCAGGCCTCGACCGTGATCTGCATCTGGCTGACCGACCGGCGCCGGGTGCCCAGCACGCCCAGGTAATGCGCGTCCCGCTCCTCGATCGTCTCGGCGAGCTCGAGGTAACGGATCGCATCTCCTGCATCCGCCTCGCGCAGGATCGTCGCCAGGCGGTTCGGGTTGAGCCCGTCGGCCGGGTAACCGGTGACGGGCGAGCGCACCCCGCCGATGGTGGCGCGGGACACCTCGGTCTTCAGCTCGGCCTTGCGCACGGGCTGGCCGCGGTGATCGAGGAGCTGGGCGGTTTTCATGGAATCATCCTTTCGGGCGGAAGGCGGCGCATCTTCACCAGAACGGGCGCGCCTCCGAGGTAGTCACTCGCGAGCGTGATCTCCCGCTCCTCGAATTCCCGCAGCCAGACCAGGCGGCCGTCATCCATGCGCTTGGGGAACCAGGCAAAGCGGGTGCGCCAGAAGCCCAGAAACTTCGCCATCAGGACACACCTCCCCTGAGCCTTGCCCCAAGCGGCTGCCGCCAGCGGCGGGCTTCGTCGTCCTGGTCGGGTCGCATTCCGCCGCCGCCCCCTGAGGACACCGCGCCGCGGTAGGAGTACTCGGACCAGCGCATCCGGCTGGCCCAGTGCGCGAGAGCCAGCGCAATCGCATAGTCGCCGTGGCGCTTCTTCCCCGTCTCGCCCTCGCGGAGCGGCGGGACGCGGGCAATACCCCGCACGAGCTTGACCATCCGCAGGTCGGAAAGGTGCAGCTCGTCGGCGATCAGCGCCAGGGCGTCATCCTCGAAGGCCGCCTTCAGGGGCGGCATGTGCAGGCGGTACCATTCCTCGGTGAACTTCACGGCCAAGACCAGGCCCGCGCCCTGTTCGTGATCCTCGCGCAGGCCGAAGCGGCGGCCCATGTCCTCGGCCACGGTCCAGCCCATGCCGGTCGCGTCGAACCCCGCGCCGATCAGCAGGTCGCGCACCGCGTCCAGGACCAGACCCACGATCATCTTCTGCTCGTCGCCCGGCACGTTGCGCATCTCGATCGACAGCGCCTCGGACCGTTTAAGGGCCGTTTCAATGGCCAGCAAAGACACCGTCGAAAGGTCGGACACGCGGCCGAAGTCGAAGCCAAAGGCGTACTTCACGTCGCGGGGAAGTGCGGCGATCTGCTCCTTCAGGTCGGCGAGGAACTCGGCCAGAAGCGCCTGCTGGTCCAGCCGGTGGCGGTACAGGTAGTCGGCGGGCAATTCCAGCCGCAGGACCTTCCGCTTGACCGTCATCCGCGCCTCGATCAGCGGCGCGGGCAGCCAGGCACCCGACGACAGGCTCGGGACGCAGAACAACTCCTCGTCCGCCCCGTCGCCGTAGAAGTCGATGATGTCCTGCCGCCACTTCGCCTCCGCCTCGGGCGTCCATGTCTTGCCGGTGACCAGCGCGATCCGCTGGTAGAGGCCCTCGCGCAGCGCCTGGTCGAAATCGATCCGCAGATGGGCGTACTTCGACCGGCCCGACAGGATGTCCTGGATCGCCTGGTTGAACGGGTTCTCGGCCCCGTCGTGCGTCGAGCAGACGACGACCTGGCCGCCCCACATCAGGAAGGCGAGCGCGGCCTTCAGAAGCTCGGCCAGCTGGTCGACGAAGGCGGCTTCGTCGATGATCACCACGCCCTGCTTGCCGCGCAGGCCGCGCGGGGCGGAGGACAGGGCCATGATCTCGAATCCCGACGCGAACTTGATCCGGAAGGCGTTGATCGCCTTGTCGGCCTCGCCCTGGTCGAAGAGCGTCTCCTCGACCGCCGCCGCGGCGCTGTCGAAGGCGCGCGCCCACATCGCGCAGGCGTCGATGAACTCCCGCGTCATCTCGCGGCTGTAGGAGATGTACATGACGTCCATTCCGCCCGCCGGCTTCTGCCGCCCGGCGCGGAGCACGGCATAGGCCGCCAGCCCCCAGGTCAGACCGATCCGGCGCGACTTCTCGACGAAGAGGACCGGGCAGACGCTGTCGAGGAGCCCCACCGCCCGCGCCTGGTATGGGAGCAGAACGGCGGGCAGCCCCTTGGCCTGCACCTCGGCCGGGATCGACGCCATCGCGGCCGCGCGCGCCTCGGCCCAGGCCTTTTCGGTCAGGGGGACGGTCATGACTTCCAGTCCGGCAGATCGACAGTCTGGCCGGCCAGTTCATGGCTGCAGTCGTTCAGAAACTGGATGCGCCCGTCGGTGACGAAGCTGTGGCAGGACGGCACGCCCGGATGATGAAACTTCCCTGGCGCATTCACGAAGATCGATGGGGTGAAGGTCGGGGCGTCCCCGTTGCCGTTGAACCCCCAGATCAGCGGGGCTGGGGCCTCGACGCCGACAGCATGCGAAGACTTGCAGCCAGGGCAGCGAAACAGGACCTGGCCACCTTCCAGCTTCCGGAGCTTGGACCCAAAGGCGCTCACAGCACGACCCAGTCGTTCGCCAGCATGTCGGTCTGCGAGGCGAGCCAGCCATGCAGCAGTGCTCCGGAGGCGGTTTTCATCGCGATGCAGGGCAGGCGTGTGACCGTGTCCTCGTCACCGTGACAATCGAACAGGCCGATCGAGATGCCGTCCATCGTCGAAGGATGGTCCGGCGCCGGCTGTTCGCCAGGGGCGAAATTCAATAGCTCAGCGCGGATGCTGCCCTTCACCAGGAACAGGAACATGCCCTTGCCGTTCCAGCCCTGGCGCGCGATGCGCCCACCATTCTTGAGGGCCTCCAGCGCGTTTCCGTAGTTCATTTCCCCATGCCCTCCTTCTGGCCTGTCATTTGTCCGAGGATTCCGCAGACCACCTTGGCGACCAGCGCCCAGGCCGATTGCCGGCGGCGGTGATCCTTGATGGTGAACTTGTTGTAGTCGTCCTCGACGCCGGTCTCGGCACACCCGGTTTCGTTCCAGCAGACGAGGTAGTCACTGGCGTCGGCGAGGTCGCTGATGTTCCGCACGCTCGCCATTGCGATGACCCTGCCGTTGACCTTGACCTGGATCGTCAGCATGTCCCGGGCCTCACG